GAGTTTGGTGCCGAGGTCTACTCTGGCGCCACGACGGAAAAGCAGGCGTGGGAGGTATTCCGGCCCGCGCGCCTGATGTGCAAGCGCACCCCGCTGCTGGTGGAGGCGTTCGGCATTGAGGTCAATGCATCAAACCTGAACCGACCGGAAGACGGCGCCCGCTTCGAACCGCTGATTGGTAACCCCGGTGATGGATCCTCGCCGCACTGCGCGATAGTCGACGAATATCACGAACACCCGACCGACGCGCTGTACACCACGATGCTGACGGGTATGGGCGCGCGACGACAGCCGCTGATGTGGGCTATCACCACCGCGGGCTACAACATTGAGGGGCCGTGCTACGACAAACGGCGTGAAGTGATTGAGATGCTGAACGGCTCGGTGCCCAACGAGGAGCTGTTCGGCGTGATTTATACGGTCGATGAAGGCGACGACTGGACCGATCCGAAGGTGCTGGAGAAGGCAAACCCGAACATAGGGGTGTCGGTCTACCGCGATTTCCTGCTGAGCCAGCAACAGCGTGCCGTGAACAACGCCCGGCAGGCAGGGGTGTTTAAAACCAAGCACCTCAATATCTGGGTCGCTGCCCGGGCCGCGTTCTTTAACCTGGTGTCCTGGCAGAACTGCGAAGACAAGACGCTGAACCTGGAGAAGTTCGAGGGGCAACCCTGTGTGCTGGCGTTCGACCTGGCGCGCAAACTGGATATGAACAGCATGGCGCGCCTGTTTACCCGTGAAATCGACGGGAAGACGCATTACTACTGCGTGGCACCGCGCTTCTGGGTGCCGTATGACACGGTATACAGCGTCGAGAAAAACGAGGATCGCCGGACCGCTGAACGTTTTCAGAAATGGGTAGAGATGGGGTTACTGACCGTAACTGACGGGGCAGAGGTGGATTATCGCTACATCCTTGAAGAGGCGAAGGCGGCAAATAAGCTGAACCCGGTCAGCGAGTCACCGATTGACCCGTTCGGTGCCACCGGCCTTTCACACGATCTGGCCGATGAAGAGCTGAACCCCGTCACCATCATCCAGAACTACACCAACATGTCTGACCCGATGAAGGAGCTGGAAGCCGCAATTGAGTCGGGGCGCTTTCATCATGACGGCAACCCGATCATGAGCTGGTGTATCAGTAACGTGGTTGGCAAGCATCTGCCCGGTAACGACGATGTGGTTAAGCCCATCAAAGAACAGAACGAAAACAAAATCGACGGCGCGGTTGCGCTGATCATGACTATCGGGCGGGCAATGCTCAAAGAGCCTGGCGATTTCCTCTCATCTCTTGATCCGGACGACGACCTCCTAATTCTATGAAATCACTTTTTGCTGATGTTATCGGGCTGGCCGGTTTCGGTTTGCTCACGTCCGGGGTTTACCTGCGTTTTGGTCTGGCCCCGGCTCTCATGTTCTCCGGCGGCCTGTTACTGCTGGGCGCCCTGGCGATGGCCAGAAGGGGGAAGCGTGTTTCTTGATGCCTTGTTCAGAAACGAATCACTGGAGAACCCGGCAACTCCACTTACCGGCGAGACAGTCGATGCCGACGGGTTATTCCGGGCTGATGTGTACGTAAGCTCGGAAACAGCCATGAAGCTGGCTGCGGTATACGCCTGTATCTATGTCCTGTCCTCAAACCTTGCCCAGATGCCGCTGCATGTTATGCGAAAGCACAACGGCAAAGTTGAACCGGCACGGGATCACCCGGCTTTTTATCTGGTGCACGATGAGCCAAACACCTGGCAAACCAGCTACAAATGGCGGGAGCTGAAACAGCGCCACATCCTCGGCTGGGGTAACGGATACACCCGGGTTAAGCGCAGCCGCCGCGGTGAAGTGATCTCCCTGGATTGTTGCATGCCATGGGAAACCACGCTGATTAATACCGGCGGACGGTACACCTACGGGCTTTACAACGAAGAGGGGGCTTTCGCAATCAGCCCCGACGATATGATCCACATCCGGGCGCTGGGGAATAACCAGAAATTGGGCCTCAGTCCGGTGATGCAGCATGCCGAAACAATCGGCATGGGCATGAGCGGGCAGAAATACACCGAGAGCTTTTTTAACGGTAATGCACGACCTGCCGGGATCGTCTCGGTAAAAACAACGTTGGATAAAACCAGCTGGGATAGGCTGAAAGAACAGTGGAAAAAAGCAGCCCAGGCGTTACGCAGTCAGGAAAACAAAACGATGCTGCTGCCCGCGGACCTGGACTACAAGGCGCTGACAGTGTCGCCGATTGACGCCCAGATCATCGACATGTCAAAGCTCAACCGCTCGATGATTGCCGGGATCTTTAACGTGCCGGCGCACATGATCAACGACCTGGAAAAAGCCACCTTCAGCAACATCACGCAACAGGCCATTCAGTTTGTTCGCTACTCGATGATGCCCTGGGTGACGAACTGGGAGCAGGAGCTTAACCGCCGCCTGTTTACCCGCGCCGAGCTGGCCGCCGGGTATTACGTCCGGTTTAACCTTACGGGCCTGTTACGCGGCACCCCGCAGGAACGCGCGCAGTTCTATCACTTTGCGATCACCGACGGCTGGATGAGCCGCAACGAAGCCCGCGCTTTCGAGGATATGAACCCGGTCGACGGCCTGGACGAAATGCTCGTCAGCGTCAATGCCGCCAACCCGGCGGACGATTTCAAAACCACCAAAACCGAAAAGGAAAAAACCGATGACTGATCGCGAGACTCGCTGTTACAGCGGTGAGGTCCGTGCCGAACAGATGGGGGAACAGCCCACGCGCATTATCGGTTACGGATCGGTGTTTAACAGCCGCTCCGAACCCCTCTGGGGATTCCGCGAGATTATTAAACCCGGCGCTTTCGATGATGTGCTGGGAGACGATATCCGTGGACTGTTTAACCATGACCCGAACTTTATTCTCGGGCGCAGCGCTTCCGGCACGTTGAGCGTCAGCGTAGATGATAAGGGACTTCGTTACGACATCGCGGCCCCTGACACCCAGACCATTCGTGATCTGGTGCTGGCACCGATGATGCGCGGCGATATCACTCAGTCGTCTTTCGCATTCAGGATCGCCCACGATGGCGAACACTGGTACCAGGACGATGAGGGTATCGTCATTCGCGAGATTAACCGCTTTTCCCGGCTCTTTGATGTCAGTCCGGTGACCTATCCGGCCTATCAGGATGCCGATTCCGGGGTTCGCTCCATGAAAGCCTGGCAGGAGGCGCGCGACAGCGGCGCGCTGGCGCAAGCCATTAACCAACGAACGGCGCGCGAGCGCATGCTGACTCTTCTTAACGCGTAAGGAAAAACCATGAAATTGCATGAACTGAAGCAAAAACGTAACACCATTGCCCGCGAGATGCGTGCTCTGCATGAGGGTATCCCTGAAAACACCACCTGGACTGAAGAGCAGCGTACCCAGTGGAATAAAGCAAAACACGAGCTGGATGCGCTCGACGAACAAATCGGCCGCGAAGAAGAGTTGCGCCGTCACGATCAGAGCTACGTTGACGAGCAGGAGCCGGAACAGCGCCAGCGCCAGGAAAATCCGGAGAAGCAGGCTGAAGGGCGACGCGCCGCAGCATTTGATCGCCTTCTGCGCCACGGATTCGGTGATCTGACTACCGAAGAACGCCAGGCCGTTAAAGAGCTTCGCGCCCAGGGCACCACCCCTGACGATAAGGGCGGCTATACCGTACCTACCCAGATGCGCAATACCATCATCGATGCCATGAAAGCCTATGGCGGGGTCGTGAGCGTTGCGCAGATCCTCAATACGTCGAACGGCCAGGATATTACCTGGTCCACTTCTGACGGTACCGCTGAGGAAGGTGAGCTGCTTGCAGAGAACACCGCGGCTACCGAAGGTGATGTGACCTTTGGCACGGCGATCCTGGGAGCTAAAAAGCTTTCATCCAAAATCATTCGCGTCTCCAACGAGTTGCTGCAGGACAGCGGCGTTGATATCGAAGCATACCTGGCGGGGCGTATTGCGCAGCGCATTGGCCGCGGTGAGGCTAAATATCTGGTGCAGGGTACTGGCGCCGGCACGCCACTTCAGCCTAAGGGGCTTGTGGCTTCTGTAACTGGCACCACACAATCCTCAGCGGCGGCGGCCTTTAACTGGAAGGATATGAATACGCTGATCCACTCCCTCGATCCCGCATATCGTGGCGGCCCATCTTTCCGCTGGGCATTCAATGACGCGACGTTGCAGAACATCGAGCAAATGGAGGATTCGCAGGGCCGTCCATTATGGCTGCCGGATATTACTGGCGGTTCTCCAGCGACTGTTCTGGGTATTCCGTATGTTATCGACCAGGCTATCGATAGTGCCGCCGCGAGCAAAAAATTCATTTTCTTGGGTGATTTCAACCGCTTTATTGTTCGCCGTGTTTCATACATGACCCTGAAGCGCCTGGTTGAACGCTACGCTGAATACGATCAGACCGCGTTCCTGGCCTTCCATCGCTTCGACTGTGTGCTTGAAGATACTGCGGCGATCAAAGCGCTGATGGGTAAAGCGCCATAATACACAACACCCGTTAAAGATGCCGCGAAAGCGGTTTTTTTATGCCCGTCATCTGGCGGGCATGGAGATTTTTATGCTGCTTAAATTGAGTGAAATTAAGCTGCAACTCCGGCTTGAGGATGATTACACCGAAGAGGATGAGTTGCTGACGGTGATAGGGAGTGCGGTTCAGGCCAGAACGGTGAGCTTTCTTAATCGGACTCTGTATGCAGCAGATGCTGGCATCCCGGATACCGATCCCGACGGGCTGGTTATGACGGA